GGTCGTTGATGCCGATTCGATTGAATGGTACAGTCAAACGAAGGTTAGCGAGCCAATCGAAAAGGGTGGTCCGGATGGAAACCTTTGGATTTGGGAAAAGCCGGATTACAACCGAAAGTACATTCTTGCTGCCGACGTGGCCCGTGGAGACGGTCAAGACTACTCGACTTTCCACGTCATCGATATTGAAACGGTCACGCAGGTTGCTGAATACAAGGGACAGCTTGGAACTACGGACTTCGGTAATTTCCTCGTCGAAGTCGCCACCAAGTACAACGACGCCCTTCTAGTTGTTGAGCGTGAAAACGTCGGTTGGGCTGTGCTGCAAACCATCATTGATCGCGAGTATAAGAACCTGTTCTACATGAGCAAGGATCACAAGGTGGTGGAAACGCAGCGTACCTTGACGAGCCGATACTATTCCGAAGAGCAAAAGATGCTCCCCGGATTCGGTACGACCATTAAGACTAGACCGCTTATCATTAGCAAACTTGATACGTATATGCGTGAGAAAGCGGTTGAGATTCGGTCATTGCGCCTCATCGAAGAGCTTCGAGTGTTCATTTGGGACAACCATAAGGCTCAGGCGATGGATGGTATGAACGACGACTTAGTTATGGCGTTCTGTATTGCACTCTGGATTCGAGACGTGGCACTGAAGATTCAGACTGTCGGCGTCGAACAGACCAAGTTTGCACTCGACCACATTACTCGAACCAGTCACGAAGGCATTTACACCAACCGTAACCTTCCACACGATCCGTACACCATGCCAACCGGAACTCCCGGTGTAAGTGGGGCGGATATCGGGGAAGATTTGCGCTGGCTTCTAGGATAACCCACTATGTCAACTGCACGTATCCCATTGAACGAATTGTCCCCCGCCGATCAAGCAAAAGCCCTTGGCTTGGTCTACGGGGGATTTGGTGGCTGGATTGATCCAAAGACCCGAGTCGTTAAGGCTCGTACTGTTGACGGCGAATTGGTCAAGGTAGATGACGAAGAAGAGGGAGATTCGTCCCAAAACATGGGAAAGATCAATATTTTCGTGCTGGATCATGCAGTAATCAAGAAGGCATCCGAAGATACGTCCTCTACCTATGTCAAAAAGTACAACAAGATCATCAAAACGCTGTCCAAGCACGGTGACGGTGACATGGTGATCTTGATCGAGCGCAACACGGAACGAGAGATTGCCGATTACCTGCGTAAAATCGGTGTATCCAGCGGTCTAAAGCTCACTCCGCTTGCGTCCGATGATCCAAACCAGATTCGAGAGTACGTTCGCCAGAAAATCGAATCGGGATATACGGACATTCAATATTTTGACACGGACAAAATCAATATCAATGCTGTAGAATCACTTCGCGCACCGTACAACAAGAAGAAGATTACGATTGATACGCACATTTTGACCAAGATGGATCGCAAATAACCATGATCCCTCGTCATTTATTGCCCCAAATCCCTTCTAATCAACTTGACGAATTCCGTGACTTTCTCAACGGTCACGGAATTCGCACGAAAATACATCGTTTGCCGGTGGAATCACTGAAGCCCATCCAGAAACACATCAATCGGGCGAAAGTGGAAGCGTTAAAAGACGATCCAATGAAGCTCAAGAACCCGTTGATCGTGTCGAAAGGTGGATATGTAGTAGATGGGCACCATCGATGGGTTGCTGAGAAAGAGTTAGACGAGTTTAAGAAGGTTACCTGCCTCCAATGTTTCTGCTCAGTGAAAGAACTGGTAGAAATGGCCCATCAATTTGAAGGATCATACACGAAAAGCGTGTATGAGGCTACTACTTATCGTAGACAACTGGTGAATTCATATGGCAGATAAGATCAAGATGGCAGAAATGTTTAAGCAGCGCATTGAAGAAATCGTCAATGAGGCCGCATTGAACGCATTAGATGAAAACGGGCGTTGTTGGGACGGCTACGAGCCTGTTCCCGGTAAAACTCCATACTCAAAGGGCAGTTGCCGCAAGATTTCTGAGAAGAAAGCATGATTAGCATGGCGTCCTTGCTCCAAAAATTGCCATTTGGCGCAGAACCGGGAAAAATTGTCTCTCCGATGATGCATATGAAACATGCATTTCGAAACGAGGCACAAGAACCGAGTGAGCCAACCGTGCCCGATGATGAATTGCGTCGTCGGGCCGAAAAAGCATTTGGGGTAGACTTGGAAGGCGTTGACATGAACGAGTTTGAGATGGGGTTGAAGGTCGAACGCGAGCATGATGACGTGACAAATGGCGATTGGACTATGATTGCCAAGATTGCACTGGCTCATCTTCGTGAATTGCCCGATTACTACACCCGCCTTGCTAAGATGGAAGCTTCTAAGACGGAAAACCGTCTTCCGATCATCAAAAAGAGTCTCGTATCCGAAGATGACCACGTTCCTTCGTATATGAATCGGTCTTCACTTGAGTCAGCTAAAGCAAACATCGAGTACTTGCTGTCGATCATCACTGACGAGACACCCATTGATAATTGGGCTGAAGACCACATCGCTACGTCTGCCCATGACATCTCGCAAGTTGCCGATTACATGCGAGGAAGAGAAGCTGGCTCTACCAAACCTGACAAAAAGACTTCGTAATGGCTGAACAAAACCTCTACTCAAGACTCAAGCGACTGTTTTCTACCAACGTTATCGTTCGTAACGTCGGTGGGAAGCAGCTTAAAGTAGCCGATACTGACAACATTCAGGCGTTTGTCAGTAACGCGATGCGTGACCGCTATTCTCGCGTTCATGCAGCGTCGAGCTACGGCACCGCCATGAATTCGTATGGTACCAACATGTCGTACCAGACGCAACGATTGACGTTGTTCCGTGATTACGACTTGATGGACATGGACCCTATCATTGCGTCGGCTCTAGACATCTACGCTGATGAATCGACGATCAAGAACGAATATGGAGACATCCTTACGATTGAGTGTGACAACTCTCGGGTAAAGGAAGTGCTCCATAACTTGTTCTATGACATCATCAATATTGAGTTCAACCTTTGGTGGTGGGTCCGCAACCTCGTTAAGTACGGCGACTTCTTCCTGTTCCTTGAGATTTCTCCTGAGTACGGGGTGTACAACGTTTTGCCGCTGTCTGTCTATGATACGATCCGTATTGAAGGCGAACATCCGGAAAATCCGCACTTTGTACGATTCGAAACCTTCGGGGCAAACGGAATCAAGCAGAGTTTTGATAACTATGAGGTCACACACTTCCGTTTGGCATCGGATGGTAACTTCCTGCCGTATGGAAAGAGCATGATTGAAAATGCTCGTCGTTCGTTCCGTCAGTTGACCATGATGGAAGACGCAATGATGATTCACCGTATCATGCGAGCACCAGAAAAGCGTGTATTCAAGGTAGACATCGGTAATATCCCACCGGGAGAAGTCGATGCGTACATGACGAAGCTTCTGGATAAGATGAAGAAGGTACCGTTCATCGATCCGACCACGGGCGACTACAATCTGCGTTACAACATGCAGAATTTGCTAGAAGACTTCTTGCTCCCGGTTCGAGGAAAGGATTCTGGTACGTCAATTGAGAACTTGGGCGGTCTAGAGTATAGCCCAATCGATGACATCGAGTACTTGCGTAATCGTATGATGGCAGGACTCAAGATTCCCAAGGCGTTTTTGGGATATGATGAAAATGTAAACGGAAAAGCTACGCTTGCAGCCGAAGACGTGCGATTTGCCCGTACTATTGAGCGCATTCAGCGAGTGCTTATCTCCGAACTGACCAAGATTGCTCACGTTCATCTCTTTGCACAGGGATTCACGGACGAAGAACTGGTCAGCTTTAGCCTATCTTTGACCAACCCGTCCACCATCTCTGAACAAGAGAAGATCAATTTGTGGACCCAAAAAGTGGCACTGGTTGCACAGATTCAGGGAACGAAGATGCTTTCGTCTGATTGGGTGTACGATCAGGTCTTCCACATTCCGGCTGATGAAGCAGATAAGGAGCGTCAGAAAGTGGTCGAAGATGCGAAGCGTATGTATCGCATCGCACAGATTGAACAGGGTCAGAGCGATCCGGCCAAGTTTGGATTCCCACAAGATCAAGAGCCACAGGAAGACCCGAATGCGGCGGCTGGTGGTGCTCCGGGTGGCCCACCGGCACCGGGAGGCCCGCCACAAGGGGGTGCTCCTGCTCCGGGGGGTGCTCCTGCGGCGGGTCCGCAGTCAGTAGACGACCTTCCAACAGCGGCAGAGCTTGGATTGGAAGAAGACGCCGATGGACGAGGCGCACCCCGAAAGGGATCAGTTTACGGTCAAGATAGTCACGTTCGCGGACGCGATCCACTCGGATTCAAAGAGCGATACAAGGCGATGAAGATTGGAACCGAACGTGCGCCATCTCGAAAGTCTCCACTATCACTTGAAACGAAGAACATTCTCAGTCAGCTACGAAAGCCAAAGGCGAAACTGATGACTGAAGCAGTAACCGAAGATTCTGATGCCAATACCTTCATGGATGAGCGGGTCATTTTCTCGGAAGATGAAGGCACGACGTAATTTGGCATACTTATAGTGATGAGGTTTATATCAGGTGACACGAAGAATACCCGATTGCTCATGGAGCGAGGCATGAAGAATAAGAAGATTTCCAATTCCAAGTACAAGAATACCGGTGTGTTGTTCGAACTTCTCGTTCGACAGATCACATCGGATACTCTTGTAGGAAAGCCGAAGTCAGCAGCAATGGATATCATGAAGCGGTATTTCAATGCCTCGACCGAATTGGGCAAAGAAATGCAGCTTTACCGTGCGTTCTTTGAGACGAACAAGCTGACTGAGAAC